TGCATGCACAGGATAGGTGGGAGGCTACGAGTACGGAACTCCGGTTTCGTATGAGCCGCTGTTGGGATACCACCCTTGCGTTACTGGGTTTCTAACCATGGTCCATGATCTGGATCGGGGACAATGTCAGGTGGGGAGTTTGACTGGGGCGGTCGCCTCCGAAAGGGTATCGGAGGCGCCCAAAGGTTCCCTCAGAATGGTCGGAAACCATTCGAAGAGTGCACCGCAAATAACGTTAAGTATGGCAGATAATAACAACCCTATAAAATATAGCGACCTTGTAAGCCCGGACGATTCGATTACAAAGTTGATTAATCAGTTAGACCAACTTTCCGACGCCTATATGAACACTCTAAAAAATATAAAGAGTGAGGCGATAACGGTTAAGGCTGCATTGGAGGGCGTAAGCGGGGCGACCGAAAACGGACGTAAAACAATCCGGGGGGCGTCCGCCGATACCGACAAATTGACACGGGCGGCAAAGGATTTGGCGTTTGCGGAAAGCGAGAACGCAAAACGGTTGGCGGAATTGAAGCAAGCGCAAAAAGAGGCGAACGAATTAAACAAGTTGACAACCCGGTTGAACCAATCCGCCGAGGGTTCATATAATCGTTTGTCCGCTCAATACTCAATCAATAAAATATACCTCAATAATATGACGGTTGAGGAAAGGGAGGCGACCGAGGAGGGGCGCAAATTGGTTGCCGAAACAAAAGCGATTTACGAGGAAATGAAACGGTTGCAGGAAGAGACCGGGAAAACGTCGTTAAACGTGGGTAACTATTCCGATGCCGCAAAAGGTTTGACAACCCAAATAGAGAACCAAACGAAGCAATTAGCATTGTTACGATTGGAGGGTAAGCAAGGAACCGCCGAATATCAGCAATTGAGCAAAGAAACCGCAATATTACGGGATGCGGTCAAGGATGCAACCGCCGAAATTACCCGGATGGCGTCCGATACGTCCAATTTGGATGCCGTGTTGAGTTTTGCGGCGGGTGCGTCCGGTGGGTTTGCTGCATTTACCGGGGCAATGGAGTTGTTCGGGTCTGAAAGTGAGGAAGTGCAGGAAGCGCAAAAGAAATTACAGGCAGCAATAGCCATTACAACCGGGGTTCAAGCCATACAAAACGCAGTACAAAAACAATCTGCAATCATGTTGGGTATTTCCCGGCTACAAATGGCTGCATTGAGCAAAGCGCAAGTTTATAACCGCCTTGTTACCATGCAAGGAACAAAGGCAACGTTGGCGGCTACCATTGCGCAAAAGGCTTTCAATCTGATTGCCGCCGCAAATCCGTATGTTCTTTTGGCGTTGGCATTGGTTACGGTTGTGGGGGCTTTAGTTCTGTTTGCATCTAATACCGATAAATCGGCAAAGAACCAACAAAAACTTAACGAGGCGCAAAAGGCGTGGTTGGATTATTTGGAAACCGAGGCAACCGAAATGAACCGGGTTAGCAACGAACGTGTCGCCCAATTGAACCGGGAATTAAACATTGCTAAAGCCCGTAACGCTTCATTGTCTGAAACCCGAAAGATTGAGGACGAAATATTAGCCGAGCGCACAAAGGCGCATAATAAAAGCGTTGGTTTTTACGGTCAAGAATTAAACGATTTGGAGGCAAACCGGGCAAAGTTGAAGCAATTAAACGATATGTTATTGCAGTTGAATAACGCCAAAGCCCGTGGGGATAAGAAAGTTTATATTGATGTTGATTTAGACGGTAAAATTGATAAAGTCAAGGTTGATGAAGCAATTGAAGCCGTACAGGGTCAAATAGATAATACCGGGCGGGCGGTTGACATTGCCGTTAATCTAAAAACCGAGGGGGCGGATTTGGACGCCGAAAGGAAAATACAAGCCGCCCAAAGAGCAAACGAAAACCGGAACGCCGCCAAAGCGGAAACGGATATATTGCGCAAAGCCGAGGACGCCCGGATTGCCTTAATTAAAAATTCATTCGACCAACAACGGGCGCAACGTCAAGCCGCCAACGCCCGTGCGATTGCCGACATACAATTGCAGTTGAGGACGGAAACCAATTTAACGGTTAAGGCACGCAAAGCGTTAAACGACCAAATTGTTTTATTACGGGAACAATTGGCGGTTGACATGGTAGATATTGCCAACAACCAACGGGCGGCGGAATTGTCCGCACAACGGACAACACAGGACGCCCAAATTGCATTAATGGCAGAGGGTGCGGAAAAGCAACGGGAACAATTGCGGGTTGAGTATGAAAGGCAAATACAGGACATTAACACCCGGTTAGAAACCGAGAGGGGATTAACTGAAACGCAGGTTGCCGAATTGCTTAACCAACAATTACTTTTGCAACAACAATACGCAAAGAGTTTGGGCGAATTGAACGACCAAATTACAATCGACCAAATGCAAGCCGCCGCCGACCGGACGCAATTACAATTAGACGCCGCCCGTGAGGGTTCGCAGGAGGAAATAAATTTGCGTATTCAGTTGTTACAGCAACAACGGGCAATCGAATTGGCACAAAATAGGCAATTAGCCGAGGACGTGCGCCAATCCGAGGCGGATATTAACGCCAAATATGATGCCGAAGTATTGAAGCAAACGACCGAGTTAAACCAACAACGGGCGTTAATGCTATTCGACCAAACACAAGCGTTGGAGGCGTCCGAGTTTGATTTAATCCGCAATTCCGAGGAACGCAAAACCCGGTTCCGGTTAGCGCAAGAAAAGGCACGGTTGCAAAAGATTTTAGAGTTGAACAAAGCCGCCGGGGTTAAAATGACGGATGCCGAGGTTAAGACAATCGAAAATACCATTGCGAAAATCGACCAAGAAATTGAGAAAAGCAAAGGCGACGAACGGGGTAACGACATATACGGATTGTTCGGGCTGAATTTGGACGACGACCAAAAGGAGGCAATAAGTACGTCCGTTTCCTTTGCCATTGAGCAATTAAACGGTTTTTTGGATGCAAAGGTACAAGCCGCCGACGCCGCCGTTTCCGCCGCCGACAAAGAGGTTGACGCAAGCCAACGCCGATTAGATGCGGAATTAGAGGCACGGGCGAACGGTTACGCCAATAACGTTGCAATGGCGCAAAAGGAGTTAGACCAAGCCAAAAAGAACCAAGAAAAAGCCCTAAAGGAGCAACAAAAGGCGCAAAAAGCACAACAAGCAATCCAAACAATCCAACAAATCGGGAACCTTGTAACGGCGTCGGCTTTGATTTGGTCGCAATTGGGGTTCCCGTTTGCAATCCCGGCTATTGCGATAATGTGGGGTTCCTTTGCCGCCGCCAAAATTAAAGCCGCCCAATTATCCAAATCCGCCAACGCCGGGGGTTCGGAAAGTTACGGCGATGGTACGGTTGAAATGTTGGCGGGCGGTTCCCACCAATCCGGCGACGATGTGGATTTAGGAACAAAACCGGACGGAACCCGGAGGCGTGCCGAGGGCGGGGAATTTTTCGCCGTTATTAATAAACGCAATTCCCGGAGATTCCGCCGAATAATCCCGGACGTAATTAATAGTTTGAACCGTGGAACCTTTGCAAAAAAGTATATGAACGCCTATAATACCGAGGGCGTCAATATTTCAGTCCAACAAAACGATACACCGGATTTGCGGGATTTGAAAAACGATGTAAGGGAGATTAAAGAGCAAAACCGCCGTCGCCGTTATGTTGATGGCAACGGCAATGTTGTTGAGATATATAAGAATTTGACACGTAAAATAAAAAATTAAATTATGAACCCGATTTATAGATTTGGATTTGTAAACACGTTCTTTGTTGATGGGTTTGCGGTGGGTACCGATGGAACCCACACAAGCCCCAATTATTCGTACACAAAGGAATATATACCCGTTTCCAATATATACCCCCGCAAATTGTTTATGAGTTCGGCACCGGAAAACGCCGGGGTTTGGTATGATTCAAACAAGAATATTATATCAAATTTTGGTTCCAATCCCCCGGCGGCAAATGTGGAATTTGACATACCTAACAATGCGTATTACGTCCGGGTTAATTTCTCTTTGGCGTCCCGTCGTGCGGGGTCTGCATGGTTGAGATTGGGAACAATGGACGCCGATAACTATATTGCGCCGTATATCGTGCATCCCAATTATAAGGACGATTTGGCAAAGGAGTACGAATTAGAAACGAACCAACGATTTTACCGGGCGAAATTGTCCGGTAAATTGTCGTTTATTCGGGATGATTACGACTATATTAACAACAAGCCATTCGACACAACGTTTTTGTTGCTGATAGAGAAAAGCAACGACGGCGGGAAAACATGGACGTCGTATTATTCCGGGCAATTTATGAAAACCGATTGCACGTTTATTGACTATGATAAAAAAGTTACCGTACAACCGGACACGATAGACGAATATAACGACGTTTTAGCCGGGTTGGAGAAAGAATATAATCTAATAACATTAGCCCCGGCAATTCAACGGATAACGATAAACAAACGCCCGCTTATTCAAATATATGTTCCCGGCGATAGTATTGTTTCGTGTTTTTTGGGCGGTACCAATTGGGAACAAGATGCAAACGCCACGACCGACCAAACCGCATTAGTGCAAACCTATCATTTTGCACTATGTAATATTTTGAAAGAAATACAAATTACGTCGCACGGTACGCCGTCCGGGATAGCCGGGTTGTATTCGGGTCGAATGAATACGGGTGCCGCCGCCGATGAATTTACGGGCAATCTTTATTCGTCCGATAACAATACTTACTATATTTCTATTACTCAACAACAAATCGGAGGCGCACCAATTGGATTGGCTACCGTAGCAATAAAAAGGCGTTCGGATGATGTGGCGTTGTTTACATATGGCAAGATAACAACGGGGGCATTTGATACGTTGGAGTTTGATTTAACCGCCGTTGAGGGTTCCGGCGCAACGGGTACCATGCACGCCGATATGAAAAGTTATAATATTTATGCCCGGTATTTGTGCGATGTTGAAACAATCGGCGACCTAAATACATATCCGTTGCCAACCGATGATATTGTTGATAATAACAGAAATTACCGCCGGGCAATCGGTTACGCAATTGACGTGGCGTTTATATCTAACAACTTTTCAGATACGCCGACCGAGTGGGGATTAGCCGACAACGGAAAGTATTTTGCGCCGCCTTATTCCATTTACGGGCAAACTTTTTATCCAATCGCCCGGTCAACGTGGCGTTATGCGTCGTTGTGGTTTGGCTTTTATCTGATGGATTGGATATTAGAGGAACAAGCCCGGAAAGCATATACTTTGCGGGATGCGTTCCCCGTTGCGTCTTGTATTTCCGTTTTGCTCAATCAGATTGCGCCGGGTATAAAGCACGAAGCGACGGCGGAATATAGCCAATTTTTGTACGGGTCAAGCAATCCAATATCTGGGTTGACATTCCGGTTGCTTGTTTCGCAGAAAACGAACATTATAAACGGGGAATATCAACAACCCGCACAAAAGGCACCAACGACGTTGCAACAATTTACAAATATGTTGCGGGATTGCTTCAAATGTTATTGGTACATTGACGGGGGTAAATTCAAAATTGAGCATATCCAATTTTTCAAAAATGGCGGTTCGTATGGCAGCGGCGCAATTATTAGCCGAGATTTGACGAAAGAAATTAATTTGCGCAATGGGTTGCCGTGGGCGTTCAATACGTCGGAATATTCGTTTGATAAGGTCGATTTGGCGGAACGATACCAATTTGAATGGATGGACGATGTAACAACGCCGTTTGAGGGTTTGCCGATACAAGTAATTAGCAAGTATGTAACACCCGGAAAGATTGAGGAAATTAATATATCAAATTTCACGTCCGATATTGATATGATGTTGTTAAACCCCGGCAACATGAGTTCCGACGGGTTCGCCTTATTTGCCGCCGTTCCGCCAACGTCCGGGTCGCAATGGATATTGCCATTTACACGGCAAACCATTAACGGGGTCGAATACTTTTTGCAAAATGGATATTTGGCATTTATCAATTTGCAATCCCCGTATTGGATGTATGATTTACCCGCCCGTCGTGTATCTGTAAACGGTTCCGAGGTTTACGCATACGGTATTGAGAGAAAGAAAAAGCAAACGTTTAGTTTTCCCGCCACGGACGACCCTAACCCGATGCAACTAATAAAAACATATATCGGTAACGGTCAAGTTGATAAATTAAGCGTAAATTTGCATAGTCGTTCAATTAAAGCAACTTTGAAATATGACACCGAATAACAATTTATCCGTTTTGCCATTTTATACAGATAGGCAATACCAAGATTTCCGCAAGTCTTATGCGTATGGCGACGTTTACCCGTTGTTTACGCCGTTGAATAAGTTATTGCCGTTTCAGATAATCCGCCCGACCCGTTCAAATGCGATTAGTTGGGTGCGGATTTACGATTATAAGATTACCCGGTTGTTGGCTGATATAACAACCCAAATGAAAGAAACCGGATTGCAGATTGTCCGGTTTGCTAATTACGGTTATGACGTTATTGTTTATCCCGGTATTGGGCAAATGGCGTTGAATTTCCCGGAGGGACGTTATACAATGATGATTAACGACGGCGTGCAAACATTCGTTTCGGACGTGTTTACGTGGGTTAGCGGAACGATGGACGGTTATTTGTGTGTTGAGTGGAGCGATGCGCAAAATATGGAGGTTGACGGCGGACAAATCGTTTACGAGGGCGTCCCGTTCAAAAACCGGGTTTACTTATGTACGGAGTTGGGGAAACCCGAATACAAGTTTGAGGAAGAGGGCGAAGAGCGGGACGGGTATTTTTTCCCGGAAAAACAAATATCGGAAAAGACGTTTCGGTTTATCTTTTTAGCCCCCGAATACCTTTGCGACGTAATGCGGTTAATTCGTATGAGTGATTTTGTAACGGTTTACAGTCAAGGCAGGAAATACGATTGCGACACGTTTCTAATTACCCCCAAATGGCAAACGCAGGGCAATTTAGCATCCGTTGAATGTGAATTTGAGTGCGCAACCGTGGTTAAGAAAATCGGACGGGGTATTATCCCGCCGGAAACAAAAGGAGATTATAATAATGATTTTAACAACGATTATTTGATTAGTTAAGTATGACAACCGATTTGTAAAAACACCGATTTTAAATAATTATTAGTATGGGAAATTACGAAGAATTGAAAACCGCCGTTGCAGCGGTTATTAAACAAAATGGTAATGAAGAAATTACCGGGCAAATAATGCAAAATACATTATTGTCTATGATTAGCAACATTGGGGCTAATTCGACCTTTGCGGGCGTCGCAACGCCCGAAACCGCACCGGGAACCCCCGACCAAAACGTTTTTTACATAGCGTCAAAACCGGGTATATATTCAAATTTTGGAGGATATGAATTAAAAGAGGGGTTTGTGATTTTTGAAAATTCAACCGGAACATTTGTTGCAAAAAACGTTTCAATGGATGCAGTTAGATTCAAATTTTTACCTGATAAATCTATTATAGGCATTCCCAACGTTGATTATAATCATATTTGCAACATTGCATCCGGCGGGGCTTTTACGGGCTATATCGAAGATGCGACCTATGATGCCGCATGGATATTAATCCCTATTGACAACGGCTATATTAATTTAACCGGAGCGACGTTTAGACGTGTATTGTTTTTTAATGATATAAACCCAATTGAGGAAAATTACATTAGCAATGTATCGTCTAATTTTGAAAATATCCCAATCCCTCAAAATGCAAAATTGGCAATTGTCAATATGAGCAAAGCGGCAAATCCCAACGGTTATAAAAATATAAAAGTAAAGCAAATAGGAGGTGCTACAAATTTTAAAGACATAAACGAGTTAAAACAAGATTTGATTAGTATTGATAAAATAACAGCACGACAAATATTTGTTGATACAAATCATATTTGCAACATTGCATCCGGCGGGGCTTTTACGGGCTATATCGAAAGTGCGACCTATGATGCTGCATGGATTAATTTGTTGGATGGCGTAATACAATTAAATGTATTAGGAGCAATCCCAACACGATTTAACTATTTTAGCACGATGGAACCGACAACGGACAATTATATATCTAATAATACAACGGGTGTTATACCCGATAATGCAGTATTATGTATTATTAATATGAGCCACAATAATAACCCTAATGGATATGAAAATATAAAAGTAGAACAAATGTTTAATTATGTAGATAATACACGATTTAATAATTTGTTTGGAGATTATATTAGAAATATCCCCACGGGTAAAAATTATATTGACCCTAATAATCTTTTACCGGGATATGGAATTTCTTCCGGTCAAGTAGTGCCTAATCCAAATGGTATAATGTCTAACAAGATATATCTAACTAATGGAGAAGTATATACTATGCAAGGCATTTTCTTTTATGGTTTGGCAAATGCTATTTTTATTGCATATTATGGGGAAAATGATGTCTATTTAGGCAGAGGGCAATTTAATGCAACCTATGAAGAGGGACAACATTACGGTAATGCAACATTTACTTTTGATGATTATAATGGTAGTATAAAATATGTGCGTATTTGCTTACAAACAAACACAACATATCCTTTTAATAAAGATATTGCACAATTAGAATTAGGAGATAGAGCAACCGCCGTAGAACAATATCAAGGCGTTGAAAAGGTTGTTTTTCCCACCTCTGATAATGAAGGTAAGAAAAAAATACGCATATTATCAATTGGTAATTCGTATTCGCAAGATGCGTTAAGTTATATCCCTTTCATATTGCCTAATATACAAAAGAATATAGATATTGAAATAGGAATATTATACATGAGTGGGGCAACACTACAACAACATTACAATAACTTTGTTAATGAAACGCCCGCATATACTTATTACCTATTTAATGGCGGTATTAGTTGGCAAAACTTAGGAAGTTACACAATACAACAATCGTTGAAAAGTCAAGATTGGGATATAATATTGTTGCAACAAGGTTCCGTTGCTTCATGGACATGGGAAACATATCAACCATATTTAAACCAATTAATAACTTTGATATATGGGCAAATAGATTATCCGGTAAGATTTGGTTGGATGCTCACACAATCACGCCCAAAAGTAGACGATACGGAATATACAGACGAAGAAATTATAAATCATTATAACGCTATTGTAGAAAATTCGCAAAAGGTGTTAGATGAAACATTATGTGATTTCATTTTCCCAGTAGGTACAGCCGTGCAAAATGCCCGTACAACTTCCTTAAATGATTTGGGAGATTACGGGAAATTGTGTTCTTCCGACGGCGGACATTTACAAGAGGGGTTGCCCTCACAATTAGCCGCATATACTTGTATTGTTGAATTATTGAGATTATCCGGTTATGGCATAAATTCGATATATGGCGAAAATACACGTGTTACAACTGAATGGGTGCAAGGAAAGAATATACCCGGCCCCAATGGTTCCCCGGTTGGTTCTACGGATGAAAATTGCGCAATTGCACAAAGATGTGTAATTATGGCAATTAAACATCCTTATAAAATTACTGATATGACAGATATAAATGTTTAATAACTAAGCCGGGGAGCAATCCCCCGGCACAACTTTTTAATGATATGGATAAGATTTTTACATGGGAACAATGGCGTATGATATTCGCCACGTCGTTAAGCCCGGTTTTAGCCTATTTAACGCCAACGGCGGGATTTATGTACGCATTGGTTATAATGTTTGCTTTCAATATTTGGGCGGGTATGCGGGCGGATGGGGTAAGCGTAAGGCATTGCAAAAACTTTCGTTTCAGTAAGTTTAAAAACGCATTGGCGGAATTGCTTTTGTACGTTACCATTATACACGTTATTTATTCGGTAATGCTGCAATGTGGCGATAATGAAGCCGCCAAAATAGTAATTAAGTCGCTTACATACGTTTTCATGTATGTATATTTGCAAAACGCATTCCGCAACCTTATTAAAGCATATCCCACAAAGGTTGCGTTGCGTATTATTTACCACGTTATCCGGTTGGAATTTACACGGGTATTGCCGGGATATTGGCAACCGATAATTGAGAGATACCAACGGGAACACGATAACGATATTATTAACGATAAAGAAAAGGAGGGCGAACAATGAACCAAACCGAGATTTTAAAGTATTTGGAGGGACAAAAAACGACCCGAAAAATTACGGATTTGATTGTACATTGCACCGCAACAAAGCCCGGCGCAAAAGTCAACGTTGATGTTATCGACGGTTGGCACAAAGAACGGGGATTTAAGAAGCAACCCCAAAGCGGGCGAATTTGCGGTTATCACTTTGTTATATTGCCGGACGGGACGATTGAAACCGGGCGTTATCTTTCCGAGATTGGGGCGCACGTTTCCGGGCAAAATTCCCGGTCTATTGGCATTTGTTACGTTGGGGGATTGGATGCCAACGGCAAAGCCGCCGACACACGCACGCCGGAACAAAAGGAGGCGTTGTTATGGTTGCTTATGCGATTAGTCGTTATGTTCCCGGATGCAACGATTAAGGGACACCGGGATTATTCCCCGGATTTGAACGGCGACGGTATTATTGAACCGTGGGAGTTTATAAAAGAATGCCCGTGTTTTAATGCGGCAATTGAATATAGTAACATTTAATTTTGTACCATTATGACAAAGAAAGACAAAAAGGAGTATTTGGAACAATTGGTTGCCAATCAAGGGAACCAAGCGGGAATTAGTATTGCCCCGTTGTTATCCGCTATTATTGCAGATTGCGAGGACGTTTTTACGGTTACGGTTGAGAACAACCAAGAAAATACGAAAAACGTAACGAACCCACAGGCGGAAATAGACGCATTTATTGACGCCGTAAACGCCGACCCGTTGCACAACATACCAAAAGTATATATTTCGGGCGTCGTAATTTCCTTTGCACAATTGGAGATTAACGAGGACGAAATAAATAGTACGGTTGAAATGGCGGGCGGACATTACGTTTTAACATTGAGCAAAACGCCGAATAGTTCGTTAATCATTTACACGGCAAACGCATGAAAAAGTATATAATATTGGCGGCAATCATTATGGCGGTTGCCGCCGCCTTTTGGTTCCAACAAAAGCGCATTAATAATTTGACCGTCGAACGGGACAAATACCGGAGCAATACCGAAACGTTGTTGCAGGACGTCCGAACCTATCAAACAAAGGATAGTTTGAATGCCGCAAAGGTTGGAAATTTGGAGTTGAAATTATCCGAATATAAAAAGTACCGGGCGGATGATGCGGCGTTAATCAAATCGTTGCAGACAAAAAACCGGGATTTACAAAGGGTTACGACGGCGCAAATGGAAACGATTAACGAATTGCGGGCGAACGTCCGGGATAGTATTGTATATTTGCCCGGCGACACGGTTACGACCGTATTACGTTGTATTGATATTGTGGAACCGTGGTTTGAGTTGCACGGATGCACGACGCCCGCCGGGGTATTTACCGGGACGCACATAAACCGGGATAGTCTGTTAATAGCGGAAACGGTGCAATATAAACGCTTTTGGGGGTTCCTTTGGAAAACCCGAAAGATTAAGAACCGGGAAATTGACGTTGTAAGCAAGAACCCGGCGACCCGAATATTGGGGGTTGAGTTCGTAACCATAGAAAAGTAATAAACCGGGGGTTGTAACAAGGCGTTGCAACCCCTTTTTCTATTGACGCATTTTTAGCCCGTTTCCGGGCATTTTATTTCAAAGTGGATAATTTACCCGTCCCGCTTGCAAAAGCCGCTTAAATCGAAAATTCCAAGAAAATAACTTCTTTGGAACCAAAAACAAAACTTTTTGCAGTTTAAGCCAAAAATAAAAGATAAAACCTTTGGTAATTAAAATAAAGGTTGTATATTTGCATCATCAAACAAGAACGACCGGGCGTTTTCCCGGAAAATAGAGAGCGAAACAATATGAATACTCAAAGCATTTATAACGGATTAGATTACACAACAAAAGAGATTAACCGCAATTTCAAAATCAAGGTAAACGGAATTGTAAACGGCAAAAAGGTTAATGTATTGGTTGGCGTGTCCGGTTTAATAAAGATTGTCGGCGACATTAAGTTAGTCAATCGCTTGTTAAAACGTGCTTTCAATTGTTACGGCGACAAAGAGATTTGCAAATTGCGCCGAGGCGTTAAAATCACTTTCTATTATCAGTAAACAACGACGGGGCGTTTTCCCCGGAACAATATAAATTTTCAATCATGGAAAAGAAAAGAACAAAGGCAACGGATATTGCCGAGATTGCCGCCCTATTAGACGGAAAAGTTGATTTTCAACAAATTTCATTCAACCAAGTATTAACGACCGAACACGGGAAAAGCATAAACGATTTATTGTTTGTATCTAAACAATTCGGTATTTGGTTTTATACGTCCCGTTCTGCATTTGAAAGCGATGTTTGCGGAATGAATAAAAAGCCATTACCAACGTATGTGGTTTGCGAGGGTTCAAATAATGTATATGAAATTAAAAACACTTTCAGAGTATGAAAACAGATATTAACGGCGTAAGCCAATGCCAAAAAGGAACCGAGAATTACGAAACGTTTTATACGACAATCCGCCGTAAAAGAACCAAATTAATACAATACGATTATCGTAACGAGGACGGCGAATTGTTCACGTGTGTAAAGCCTACATTAACCGAATGCCGGAAAGCACGGGACGAACATTTTAAACCCGTCGTTGTGGTTTATACGCCGGAACAATTCAAAGAATTGGGATTTGATGGCGAAATTGCAAAGTATATGAGAGAACACACCAATACGGCAATCGTCGGCGATGTTCCCGGAGTTGACCGCCACGTTATCCGTTACCGGACGCACAAAGATTGGACGAATTACCGAAACAACAACCCCTATTCAAACAAATAATAACCCGCCGGGGGATTGTCCCCCGGCACAACTCAAAACGATATGATTACAAAAGCGGAAATAATGGAAAAGGCGGCATTGAAAATTGATTTATCAGAATTTCCCGCCGAGAGTTTGGAAAAACTAAACGAAATGTTTAACGGCGATTATGCCGGGGCAATGGCTAAAACGGACGCCGAGATTGAAAAAGGCGTTGATTTATATTTGTCGGCGGTTGGGCGTTCTGTTGAGGTGTGGCACAAAGGTAAAAGCCATACAACAAAAGTTGCCCGGATTGATTACGACACAAAGGACGATTATTTTGTATTGGAATTTAGCGACCGGGGAACATTCCGTTTTCGCAATGGCGGCTTTGCGTCGTTGGGACATTCCGGGGAATTTTACGGGATATTCGACCCCGCCGTTGGAAAATGTGGAATTAAATTTTTGTAAAACCAAGCCGGGGGCGCAATCCCCCGGTATAATCATTTATAGCGATGAATAAAACGAAACGTTACCGATTAAGTCAAGATATGTATAAGATAATCCAAAATGCAAACGGAGGGTTATTTTTGCTTTATACCCGGCACAATCCCGGCGATGTGTTGAACCTATTGTTAGACGGCAACGATATTGGGTTGATGTGCCGAGTTGAGAGCCGACACGACCAATATTATAAGTATTGCAAAGTAATTACGGAGGGCGTATAATGAGCCGTAACAGAGAGCGACAACAAGAATTGCAGCCGGGGCGGGTCGATTACGCCCGTACCCGGTTGGAGGCGTTGGGTTATCCGGTTACGGAGGTAAACGCCACGACCTTACAATTTATTTTCCGGGGTTCCCCGGTTACATTATACCCGTATTCCGGTTGGTTTACCGGGCGCACCGTTACCGATGGACGGGGAATTAAGAACCTATTAAAACAAATACCTATGCGATTTGCATTAAGAAAACAAGAAAAGATAAAAGCGTATTTTGAGCCAAACGGGGACGAAATTTTGAACCGGATAAAAGAAAGTTTAACCCGGTATTTTTCCGCCGACCGTTCGGAGTTCCCGGAGGGGTTCCGGGATATTGAAAGCGATTATAACCAATTGCCGGGGGAACCGTACCCAACTATTGCAATAAACGACGTCGGAAACGCCAACCGTATGATTGAGTTCTATGTTACCGGGAAACAATACGACGTTTACCATGTAGCATTTAAGGGATTTACAAAGGGTTAATATATGGGAATGATAAAAAGAAATTGCGATAATTGCGGCAAAGAATACAACGCCGATACCCGGAATTTACGCCGGGGTTGGGGACGTTGTTGTTGTAAGAGTTGCGCCGCCAAATTGAGGGAAAAGAATAAACCCGGATATAACCCGGAACGGGTCGTCGTAAATAATGCACGTCGGGAATGTTGGACGGATTGCCCGGAACCGGAACGTTACCCGTTGAGTTATGACGGGGCGGATTTCGACCAATGGGGCGATTGTGAATTTGGAATACATGATTAAAAAGATAACCCCCGACGCAATGAAGTAACGCCGGGGGTTGGTACGCAGTAACCGAGAGCGATGTTGTAAGGTTATGCGGTGCAACAAAATTAGTGCTTTTTATCTGTATTACAAGCGTCCAACGTGAACAAATAAAATATTCAAAGGTTTTATTTTTGGTAATACAAATATTATTTATACATTTGCAGAAACAAAAACCCACCGGGGGAGTACCCGGCAAAGATATGAGAATAAAAGAGAGCGATTTATTAAAAAAATTGGCGACCGATAGCGGGAAAACAGCCAACCAAGTTGCCGAAATTATCATTTCGGAATTACTCAAAAACAAAGTTATTGAGGACACCCCGGAAAATTGGGGCGTTTCCGTTTTCGATGCAATAAACGAGGACGTAACCGAGGAACAAACCGCCAATTGTTATGCGGCTATTTCCGAGGCGTTGGGCGTGTATCTGAAACGGGTATATTTCATTGTCCCGGATTTGGATTTAATGGGTAACGACGATTGCCCGGAATGCGGCGGCGAAATGGAAGTTACCGACGGGGAATATAAACAGACCGGAGGCGACGGATATTTGACCCCGCCGGAATATACCGCAATTTGGGAGGAAATGACGTGTACGCATTGCGGACACAAAGAGAGCAACGAACCGAGTTATTAACAATAAAAGACTAAAGAAATGGCAGAAATGACGAAATTAAGAGTGAACGAGGCAATCGCACGGGCGCAAACCGCCGGAATTAAAGTTTATAAAAAAGAGGTTGCCGCCCGGTTATGGGAGGGACGCACCGAAAGCGCACAACAAGTTAATATGACTAACTTATGTAACGGAACGACTAAACAGATACGCCCGGAATGGGTCGTTATCATTTGCGAAATGTGTAATTGTACCCCTAATTATTTGTTTGGTTATGAAGAATAACGGGTTACAATGGTTTGAACGCATGGCGGACGTTATGTTTTCCGATAGGTTCCAAGCGAAAGCGATTATTGCGACGTTTGGGACGTTGGGCGTTGTTTGTCTGATTGGCGCATTTTGGAACCCGTGGCAATTGATGTTTGCGGGTCTGTGTGCCGCAATGGTGTTATGTGGATTTTCAGAATTAAAAAAGAGTATAAAATGAGAGCGAACAAAAAGAAACCGGAAAACCCGGTACAAAAGACGGTTGAAAGTTTGGGAGCCGTTCCCGCCGACCAATTCCCGGAAATTACCGAGGAACAACAACAAATAATCCCACCGTTTGAAGCGGTCGAGGTTGAACAACCAACCGGAATATTTGAGATATTGCCGGGCATGACGGTTGAGGAAATGACGGCAATGTTTTTTGATGAAAAAACGTTGATTGAACCCCCGTATAAGGTTTGGCAATTGAATAGTAAGGGACACCGCTATTATTACCGATACGACGACAACGGGAACCCGGAGTTTTTCCCGTCGGTTACAACGATATTGTCCCAAACGTTACCCAAAGCCCCGCACTTGATACAATGGATTGCAAACAAAGGCATTGAGGAAGCGGAACGATACAAAGGCGAACGGGCGGCGTATGGTACGTTTATGCACGCCGCATTTGAGGAATTATTAATTAACCGGGCTTATGATTTGGACGGGTTAAAAGGCAAACTAAAGGAATATATAGAGGTTTACCGATTGCCGGACGACTTTATTTATTACGCCGACGATTTGAAAAAGGACGTATTGGCGTTTGCTCAATTCGTATTAGATTACGACGTTCGCCCGTTGGCGGTTGAAATTGCGTTAGTGCATCCATATTATAAGTATGCCGGAATGATTGATTGCCCGTGTACCATGTTGGCAAAGATAGGCGGCGACGAACGTATTAACGCAATCGTCGATTTTAAGAGCGGGCGCAAAGGTTTTTACGAGGAAAGCGAGATACAATTAGGAATGTACCGGGATATGTGGAACGTCAATTTTGAGCAATTCCCCGTTACACGTATTTTCAATTTCAGCCCGAAAGATTGGCGCAAACGTCCGTCGTACAATCTGAAAGAACAAACAGATAGCCCCAATATTCGGAAAATCCCGTATCTATTGGAAATTGCGGCTATTGAGGACGAAAAGAAAGATAATACGTTTACGTCGGTTAATGGTATGGTATTGTTAGACAATGCCCCGGATTTAACGCAAAACGTAATATCCTTATCGTTGGCGGAATTGATTAAAACGAAAGCCCCAAAGGAGGCGACCCCGGACGAAAACACGGACGCCGCCGAGAAAGTCAAGGCGGATGCACCGGAACCGGAAAAGGAGCCAAAGAAAACAACCATTGTTAAACGTGCGCCCAAAAAGGCAAAGGAGGCGGAAAAGAAAGCCGCCACGGGCAAAACGACCGCAAAGCGAGGTAATACCACGGAAAAGAAAGTAAAGCCCGCAAACGAGCCTAAAAAGCCCAAAAATGAAAGTAGAAAAAAGATGTTGAACGACGACCCCGAAATTTGATTGAGATATGAAAGGAAGAATAAAACGACCGGAGGCGCAACAATCCCGTTTAATATTGCCCCGTGTCGGTCAAATAAAAATCGGTATGAAAAACGCAAACGGTTATCCTAAAAGCGTTGATTACTTCATACCAACGGGAAAGTATGCCGGGTTATTTACGCAAGCATACGGCGAAAAGCCGCAAACAATACAAATTGTTTTCCCGGACGACGACCCGGCAAAAGTATGTAACGAGCGTTACGAATACCGGGACGACGACGGGCGATTGATTGCGGCGGGCGATGGCGACACTTTCCAAGTATGGGACGGAAAGAAATACGAAACGTTGACAACGGAGAAATACCCAAACTTAATGCAGTCGATAACCAAGCGTTACCCGAATAAAAAGAGCCGCCAACCCGATTGCGACGGTTGGGAGGTTACATTAACGCTAAACTTTATTGTCCCTTTGGTTCGTGGGGTTGCCGGGGTTTGGCAATTTGCCACAAAGGGAACGGCATCCACAATCCCGCAAATACGGGAAACGTTCGACGGTATGTTAGCGGAACGGGGATTTTGCAAAGGCATTATCTTTGATTTGAATGTACAATTTGCCACAACTCAAAAGCCGGGAGACCGTTCCCGCTTTCCTGTTGTCTCATTGGTTCCTAATGAAAGTGCGGATAATGTTTTGAAAGTGCGCAAAGCGTGGGAACCTGCAAAGCAATTGGATAATGAATAAAAAATGCTATATTTGCGTCGATAAAACAAACGACTACCACCGTTTGCAAAGTATTGCTAATTTATTTAGCGCAAAGCCCGTTTTCCGGTGTGTGGTAGCCCGGATTGCGGGCTTTTATATTTTAATTATGGATTTTATTATAAAAAACAAATGGATTAACGAATTGCATTTGAAAGGTAATAAGTTAATGTTGTATGCAATGATACACGCCTATTGTGTTAGATATGGCGAGTATTCAAAGGGTATTTTGTATTTATCCAAATGTTTAGGGATAAACAAAAGCACTGTAATTGATTGCCTTAAATGGTTATGCGAAAAAGGATTATTAATAAAATCAGTTCAGCCCGTAGCAGAACCGGATGTTTATAAAATATCAATATTATGAAATACACGATATTAATAAACCAATATGCCGCCGTTAATAGCGGTTTAGATTTAGATTTAATAGATTTGGCGATTTTTGATTTTATAAAAGATTTCGCCAATTGTGCAAGTTGCGTTAAGATGCACACCCCGGAGGGAATATATTTTTGGATTTCCCACAAGTTAATATTGGAAGCAATGCCGTTATTGAATATAAAGACAAGTCAAGGCATGATAAAGCGTATTGATAATTTGATTAAAGCCGGAATTTTACAAAAACATCCTAATTGCGAATTGTATAACAAAACTCTGTATTGTTTTGGTGAAAATTACGAGTTACTAACATTTACCGAAAAGGCAGCAAGGATATTAACCGGAGTTGATACCCCTAAACAAAAGTTGATGCCCCCCATAAACGAAAGTTTAGGGGTACCCATAAACGAAAGTTTAGGGTATAATAGTAATAATATAGATAATACAATAAATGATAATGAGAATACCCCCAACAACAATGTTGTCGGGGAATTATTCCCGGAAGAACAAAAGGTTGAGGAACCAAAGGAGAAAAAAACGTTATTCCGTAATTCCGACGTTTACAAAATGGTTAAATTTGAAAACGGCGTTGGCGTGGATTATTCAGAGTTTGAAAGTAAGTTTGCGACACCGGAATTTGAAAAGGTCGATTTGGTTTATTACTTTCATTCTGTTAGCGATTGGAGCGACCAAAAGAATATGAAGCGCACTAAAAACGGTTGGTTGGCGACCGTCCGCAATTTCATACGGGGGGACGTCGAAAAGAAAAAATTGCATTTGAAACCCGAATACAAAGCCCCAACGCAAAGATTGAACGTTGCCGGGGCTATTGAGTATTTGAAAGACGATTATTAAGATGGAAACATTACCCGAAAAGACAAACAGATTGCCACAAACGTTGCCCGAAAAAAGACAATCCGCCGCCGTTTTGCTTTATAGTGGAACGGCAAAAGCAATTGAGGTGCGCCGGGCGATGGTTGAATTACCGGAGGTTGCCAAAGCATTAACTCCGGTCGAAAAGTATATTTTCGTGGCGTCCACAAAAAAACAGATTGCCGAGATTGACGATGAAACGTTGATTGCCAAAACGGGGCAAATGTTCCGGTTTATCGCAATGGACGTGGGGTTTATCATTCCCACGGAAAACCGGGACGATTGGACGTATATTTGTACCCGATTGTTGGATTTACTCAAACGCTATTATTCGCAATTAACATTATCCGAGGTTAAATTAGCGTTTGAATTGCTGATTACCGGGGAATTAGACGACTATTTGCCAAAGGATAGGGACGGCAACGCCGAACGGAAACATTACCAACAATTCAACGCCGATTATTTCGCAAAGGTATTGAACGCATATTGCCGGAAACAAAACCAAGTTATCGGCAAAGTATATACAGCGTTGCCGGAACCGAAAAAGGAGTTAAGCCCGGAGCAAATCCGGTATTATCGCAATCAATCGGTTATGACTTGTTTAATGTGTTTTATGCGCTATAAATATACCGGGCGTTTAGTGTTTGGATTAACCGACGAAATGTTTGTTTATAATTGGTTGTTGGGTGTTCGGTTGGCGGACGAAGTGAAAGAAACCGAGGACGACCGGAAAGAAGCGTATAACCGATTTTTGGCACGTGCCGCCCGTGGGTTCGTTAATGAATTTACGGTTTACCATGTTCGGAAACAAGGAACCAAAAGCCCGGAAATTGATTATACAGCCTTTGAGGTTGCCCGGCGTAAAGAGATTAAACGGACGTTCGACCGAATGATTAAGGACGAAATTTATATTTACCATTATTTGAAATTTGAAAAATGAAAATAGATTGTATTATAGGCATAGACCCCGGAAGCAATGGGGGGATTGTGGTTTGGCGACCCAACCACAACGCAACGGCAATTAAGATGCCTAAAGACATTAACGAGATACGGGATTTTCTCAACTATTACAAAGAGATTTGCACGCCGATTGTCTTTTTGGAAAAATTGAGCGTTCGCCCGGACGACGTAACAGTTGGCGATGCCGGGGCAAACATGGGTAAATTGTACCGCATACAAAAGATGTTGCAAAACTTTGAGCATTTGAAAGCCATTATAACCGTCGCCGAAATACCGTTTGTTTTGGTTAACGCTATGAAGTGGCAAAACGACCTTAAATTGCGTATTAAGGTTAAGGGGAAAAAGGAAGAAAAAGCCGACCGCAAACGGCGGTTCCGGGACATTGCCGGGAAATTGTACCCGGAGATTGCCCCGACATTGTGGAATGCCGACGCAACGTTAATAATGCACTTTGGACGGTTCGTTTTGCAGAATAACCCCGGTTGGGTATTGGAAAATTTGCCGTCGCAAATGCACAGCCGTTTGTTTTAAGCCCGTAGGGACGTTTAATTATTCAAATGGTTACTTAATGGCAGACGAAACAAAAGCCCCGCAAATCGAAAATCCCGAAAAAATAACGGCAAAATATTTGGCGGAAATGGTAAAACAGATGCGGCACAACCAACGACGTTGCCAACGGAACCCAACCCCGGAGAAATTGGCGACGTTGGAAAGTTGGGAACGCAAAGTTGATGCGGTCGTTGCTATATTGACCGATACACAAATGAAATTGTTTTGATATGGACGAAATGGATTATATCTATTTAGGCGACCGATTGACCCGCCCGGAATTGCGACGTATGCCGTGCCGGGCGGTTCGTCGTTCTGATGGTAAATGTATAAGAGGGCGCAACGGCAATATGTTAGTTGAGTTTGACGGCGTGGGTAAATGCGTTATTTTGGGGCGATTATTGCGGAAAATAAAAAAATAGCCGAAAATAAAAGATAAAAGTTTTGGTAATATAAAAACTATACGTATATTTGCGGCATGATAATAACACGACCGGGCGTTTTCCCGGTAACTCTAAAATTAAAAGATATGAGAGCGAAAACAACAATTAGCGATTTCCGGTTTGAATTTGCCGGGTACGGACATTACAAAGTAACCTACACGTCCCCCGTTACCGGGAAACAATGGACGGCAAAAACAAATGATATGCCGTTGATTGATGCGACAAAGAACGCCGACGAACCCAAACGCCGGGATTTAGAAACGCTTAAAAGAGTTTGCAAAAATGGATAAAGACGAATTGGGAGCCGTTCGGCACGCAATGACGGCAAAGGAATTAAACGACTTATATAAGAGTTTGGAAAATTTCATTGCTGATTGTACCCGGTCAGAGGTTGACGCCAACCGGGATGCGCTTAACAAGGTGCAAACCATGATACACCAACGAATGAGATTAACAACAAAATAGTAATAACCGCCGGGGGAAACCCCGGCATAAACAATTAGAGCGATGTATATTAAGAAATTGGAATTGTTAAATTTTCAAGTTATCAAAGAGTTCAACGCAGATTTTGAGGGTAATGTATATTTCATTACCGGGGACAACGAGTTAGGCAAATCAACCCTATTAAAAGCAATTGGCGCAATGTTGACCGGGAACCGGGACGCCGTATTGAAAAATGGAGAGGACAAAGGGTTTGCAAAAATGGTTGTAGGTAACGACGGCGAAAATTACGAGGTCGAATTAAAGTTTACCAAAGCCAACCCCCGTGGGACGTTATCCATTAAATCCCAAACAACCGGGATGCGTTCGGATAACGTTTCAATGCTGCAAAAGATTTTCGGCTACCAAGATTTTGACGCCGTGGAGTTTTCCCGTTGGAGTGAAACCGCCGAGGGACGCCGCAAACAAATTGAGGTTGTAAAGGCTTTGTTGCCGGAAAAGGTGCGCACCCGGATTGCAGAAATTGACGCCGAGGTTACGACCGTTAAGGACAAAAGAAAAGACGCCAACACCGAGGTCAAGACGTACACAACCATTTGCGCCAACGCTGAAAAGCAATTGAAACCCGGCGACGTCAAAACGTATGCCGAGAAAAAGGATATTACGGCGTTGATGGAAGAACAAAACGAAAATGCCCGGTTGATTGAGAAAGCGAAAACGGTACGTCAAGCCCGGCAACAAAGGATTGAACAATTGGAGGCAATCCCCGGACGTATTAAAACCGCCAACGATAACCACGACAAAGCCGTTGCGGTTATTGATACCAATTTAGCGAATGAGGAAAAAGAGGTTGCCCGCATTATCGCCGAGGCGCAAAAACGGTTAGAGGACGCTAAAAAAGAGGCGAAAATATCCCGTAAAAACGTCGATGCCGAATTAAAGGAAACATTGGCAACCATTGAGGCGGAAAAAGCTGATTTTGAGAAACGCAAAGCGAATGCCGACAAATGGTTAGAGGAATACGAAGCCAATAACCCGGAAAAATTAGATACGGCGGAACAACTGAAAAAAGCCGAGGAACACAACCGTATTAATGCGTTGGTTGTGGATTACATGGCAAAGAAGAAACAAAAGGAAGCCGCCGAGAAAACCGCCCGCACGTTTGAGGACAAATTAGGCGCATTGGCAAAGGAAAGGGAAACACTTATTGCAACGTCCAAATTACCGATTGCCGGGCTTTCGTTCACGGACGACGGTTTAGAGTTAAACGGCGTGCCGTTCGTCGCCGGGAAAGTTTCAGATAGTCAAATTATGGAGGTTGCCGCCAAACTGATTATTGCAAGCAATCCGACGGTTAAGGTATTCCGCATTGCGAGGGGCGAAAGTTTGGGCGAAAAGCGTTTACAGGCGATTATAGATATTGCAAAGGCAAACGGTTTTCAAGGCTTTATTGAGGAAGTGAAGCGGGGACAAACTGATTTAGTTGTTGAGGAATACACGGAAAACGAATAATAACCGGGGGCGGGCTTTCCGTCCCCTTAAAATCTAAAACAATGGCATATACATTGAATGATAATTTGAAACGTTGGGCGGAACAATACGAAACCGCCGAGTTTATCCAATCCGACCCGGTGCAAATCCCGCACCGTTACGATAGCCGGGTAAATATTGAGATTAGCGCATTTGTTACGGCGTGGATTGCGTGGGGTTCCCGCAAACAGATAATCCAAAAGGCGGATTTTATCGACCGGGAAATTTTCAAGGGTGCGCCGTATCATTACATTGTTGGAACCGATACGCAGGAAACCGCCCCGGAATGGAAGCAATACAAAGGCAGTAAAGAGAATTTTTATAGAACGTTTACATACGCCGATTTTCACGACCTTTGCGCCCGCTTATTTGACGTATATAGTAAGTTTGAGAACATGGAAAAGGCATTGCAAGCGCAACCGGGCGGGCGTCCATTGGAGCAATTACAACGTCTTTTCGGCGATGTTAAGGGCGTTCCGGATATGGAAACGAAAAGCGGTTGCAAACGCTTATGTATGTTTTTGCGTTGGATGTGTCGCAACGGTTCCCCGGTTGACTTTGGATTGTGGACGATTTGCGACCCCCGTAATTTAATCATTCCATTAGATACCCACGTACATAAACAGGCATTGCGGTTGGGGCTTGTAAAACGTCGGACGCCGGATTTGCAAACAGCCATTGAGATAACCGACCGTTTCGCCGAGATATTCCCGGACGACCCAACAAAGGGGGATTTTGCGTTGTTCGGTTATGGAGTGAATAACGGTAAGGTTGCACCCGTTACGACGGAACCGGAGCCGGAAAAAGAGCAACCAACCGCCGTGGCTGATTTGTCAATTGCCGACGTTCTGAAAATGCGGTTGTTTTATGACAACGCCGCCGCCGAGGTTCGGGAAATATGGGAAAGTCGGGAAAAAGCCCGCAAAGCATTGAAAGCAACCGAGCGTTTGAAAGCGCACCCAATCGACGGGTTGCACAATGCCGGATTGTTGGAGCCGGGCGAATTTGTCGTTACGTTTGCAAAGATATTGGATAAGCGAGAAACGAAGTTATCACGGGCGGAACGGGACGTTATCCATACAATCGGAATGACAGCGTTTAATAAGACAATGAAAAAATTAATAGCCGATGAAAAAGCGAGAAATAACAGCAACGGGGACAATAAACAATAACGGCGGGTTGGCAATGTACATGGGGGAATTAAACGAGTTTTTCAAGGGTTGGAAAGGTTCCCGCATTATCGCCCGGTTCATTGTAGCGTCGCCCGGTTCGTCCGAGGCTTTGAAAGGGTATTACTTTAACTATGTTGTACCGACGTTTAAGCACGCAATTTGGGAGGCGGGCGAACGTCTTACAGAGGAACAAACCGAACGACGTTTGCGGGAATTTTCCCCAATTATGTACGTTGAACGGGTCAACGAGGAAACGGGGGTATATTCTCACGATTTGCGCACCGTGGCGGATTTGTCGAACGCCGAGTTAATCGAACATATCGAAACGCTCAAACAGATAGCCGCCGAGGAATACAATACATTTATTGACGACCCCCGAACGTTGTAGGTATGTTTTGCAAGTGTAACGGAAAGCGGAAAAATTACCCGTTGGCGGGTTGGCGGATTATCCGCCACGAATACACGCCAAAGCATTACAGCCGGATAAAGTGTTTGCGATGCGGGTGCGTTTGGATTACACGGGCAAAATATGTTGAACAAACCCCCAACGAGGACGGGCAAAAAAGACTTTTTTAGTATGGAATTAAACGACAAATCCCCGATGCCGCAAGGTAAATTTAAGGGGCAACCGATGGAAAACGTACCGTATTGGCATTTGCTTTGGTTAGAGAACCAACCATATTGCCGCAAAGATGTAAAACAATACATTGAGGAAAACCGGGACGTTTTGGAGTTGGAGAAAAAGCGGGATAAATACCGCAATGAGAGCGAAAACAGTAATTAACGATTTAATATTTAAGGTTATGCAAAAATTTGATTTGAAAGATGTTTGTTTCTTTGATTGTGAAACAACCGGGGTTCCGGCAAAGGGTTTGAAATGGGATGCAGATTTTGAGCAATTCCCGCACGTCGTCCAATTGGCATGGTCGTTGGGCGATAAGGAAAAAAGTTATATTATCAAACCGGACAATTACGAGATACCCCCGGAAACAACCGCAATTCATGGTATAACAACCGAACGGGCAATTACCGAGGGCGTACCATTTGCCGATGTTGTGGACGAATTTTTAGCGGATGCAAACGCCGCCCCGCTTGTATGTGCGCATAATATTTACTTTGATAGTTCCATGTTGAAAGCAAACGTTTTGCGCTATTGTGGACGGGAATATTACGACGCACACGTTGAGGACGCATTGCACAAAGGCAAACGAATTGATACAATGATGAAAACGATTAAGTTTGTCGGCGCATTGTATTCAAACGGGCGACCGGGAAAATATCCCAAATTAGAGGAATTATATAGTAAGTTATTCCCCGGCGAAACATTCCCGGCGCATGACGCATTAGAGGACATAAGGGCGTTGCGCCGTTGCGTCCCGGAATTGGTTAATTTGGGGATTATTGAGTTAGCGCAAAAGGAATACCCGGCGGAACAACTCAAAGCCCAATTTGAGCCGGAAAAGCCCAAAGGCGGGCGCAATATTGAGTTCCACGACCCCAACCCGGTAACGGAACCAATCGGAACCGGGGAACCCGCCCCGGAACCAATCCCGGAACCGGAACGCCCGGCGGTTCCGTCGAATAGTAAGACACGGGAATTGTTGGACGAAAACGAATTTTGATTAAAACCGTGCCGGGCGGGTTCCCGGCAACAAATAATATTACAATATGAGCGAAGAAAAAAAAGCCGCAAACGTTATGTTGATACCAAGCGAAAAGGCGTTTGCATTGTCGAAAGTCAAGACATTAAAGGACGGCGGGTTAGACGTACATTATGAAGTTACCGAAACAATTGGTAATGAGAGTTACACGAACAAATACCACGTCGAAAGTGCAAAGGACATACACCCGGATTTGCGGGATTGTTTCGACCGTTTGCGCCCAATCATGGGACGGATTTTTAATATTACGTCCTTTCTTTCAATGGTTGAAACGTCCGATTTCAAAGCAACCAAAAAGCAAAGCGAGTTATCACGGGATTTTGCCGACGAAATGTTGAAAAACATAGAGGTTCGGGGCGTGTCCTTTTCCGGTCAAGACGATAACGTAGGGGTTGTTTTAACCGGGTTGTTTACCGTGTCAAACAATCAAAAAACCGCTATCAATTCCCCCCGACTTAAATTCAATACGGAAACGTTCGGGTTTGAGGAAGAATTAGAAGAAATTGCCGCCGACATTGAAACCGAGGTTTACGCCTTTCTTTTCAAGGGTAAAAAGGCGCAATTGGAGTTGTTCGGGGCTGATGGCGAACCCGCACCGGGTTTGAGTGCCGAAAAGGTAGAGGACAACGGATTGTTCCCGAACGTTGACGACCCGGCGGACGAAAACGAGGAAAACGACGAAACCGGGGATATGTAAGGCAATGGAACCGTATTTGCTAACAGACCGGGACGAATACCAATATTGTATCAATCGGGGGTATAATCCCCTGATTGATATTAAACACTTTACAATGGATATTCGTTTGAGGGTTGAGATACAACGGGAATTGTTCGGGCATTGTATTACGGGACGGGGCGCAAATATCATGGCGGCAAATGAACGCTTTTTTCGTTGGGTTTGGGAGCATAAGCCACACCGATGCGAGGAATGTTTAAAGCCGTTACGGAATTATTCCGCCGTTTATTGTTCGCATATATTGACCCGTGGAGCGTTTCCCGAAATGGCGCATGATGCAAGAAATATAAATATACTATGTTTTGAACATCATTCATGTTGGGAGAATGGGGATAAAACGAAAATGCGTATATATTCCGGCAATATGATAATGATTGAATTAATGAAAAATGAGTATGCAAATTTGGAAAGATATTGAGGATTACAAAGGACATTATCAAATTTCTAATTATGGCAATGTTCGTTCCTTAAAAAAGGATGCGTTTCTAATGAAAGGCGGATATTTGAAAGGATATAAAATAATTAGTTTATGGAAAAATGGAACCGGGAAAATGTTCCGTGTTCATAGATTAGTTGCGGCGGCTTTCATTCCGAACCCGGACAACAAACCATGTATCGACCATATCGACGGCGACCGAGCCAATAACCATGCAGATAATTTGCGTTGGGTTACGGTTAAAGAAAATCAGAATAACCCAATAACAAAATCTAAATGGATTGGAAAAAAAGCGAAACCGCACCACGAAAAAGCGGTTGAGCAAATAAAAAACGGTATTGTTGTAAATGTATTTGTTAGCATACAAGAAGCCGCCCGAAAAGGCAATTTTTCGGCAACGGCAATTTGTAAGGTATGTAAAGGGAAAGGAAATTTGCATAAGGGTTATAAATGGAGATATAAAAAATGAGAACCAAAAAGAGGCAACCCGATTACGGGGCAATTTCCCGGTCGTCAATCAAAAAAGACTTTCAGAGAGTACAAAGATACCCCGCCGAGGAAAAACGCCCGCAAATCGAAGAATTGCCAAAAATAAACGCCGAACGTCGTATTATCCATATATCAGAAACGAGCGCATACGCCAAGTTTGCCCGGTGCATTGTTGGTAAATTGGTACGACTGAAAGAAAAAGCGAACGTTGGCAGCAATTCGTGGTATTGCGAGTTTGTGCATGACGACGACCGGAAAGCCTTAAACATGGCGGCGGGTTGGTCTGATAATAAGAAATTGTATTTGTTGGATGGTGTTAAATTCAAATAGTTATGAGTGTAAACAAAGTTACTTTATTAGGACATACCGGGAAAGCCCCGGATTTTAAGGAGTTCGACAACGGCGGTTGCGTTGCAACCTTTTCGTTGGCAACCCCGAAACGGGGTTATACCACAAAGGACGGGCGGCAAATCCCGGAGCGTACCGAGTGGCACAACATTGTATTGCAAAACGGGTTGGCAAAGGTCGCCAATCAGTACGTTAAAAAGGGCGATAAACTCTATATTGAGGGGGAATTAAGAACCCGGAGTTATGACGATGCGCAAGGCGTGAAACGGTATATTACCGAGATTGTCGCAACTGATATGGAAATGTTGACGCCCAAAGGAACCGGAGCCGGAACGCAAGCCCCGCCGCCGCCCGTGCCGGATGCACCCGCCCCCGACGGGACCGACGATTTACCGTTTTAATCTGTTTGAGTATGGGAGCGATAAACGGACGGGTTATTTACAGCCCAAAGGGAAAAGCCGGGGAATATGCCGAGAACGCCGCCAACTTTTACGTTGGTTGTTCCAACGGATGCACGTATTGTTATTTGCGCAAAGGGCGGGGCGCAAAAGTGTTGGGAGGCAATACCCCGGAATTGAAAAAGGCATTACGGGAATATCCATACGCATTGGATATATTTACGAATGAGTTGTTGAAGCATAAGGACGAATTGCAAAAAACGGGGTTATTCTTTTCGTTTACGACCGACCCGTTATTGCCGGAAACGCAAAGGTTGACCCGCCAAGCAATCGGCGTTTGTCAACGCCACGGCGTCCCGGTTAAAGTGTTGAGCAAATGCGCCGAGGGTATCAATATTTTAATCGACTTTGCCGAGGCGTCCGAGGGTTGGGATAAATCCCGTATTGCCATTGGTTCCACGTTGACCGGGTGCGACGAATTGGAACCCAAAGCAAGCCCAAACCGGATGCGTATAAACGCATTGGCACGGGCAAAACGCCACGGGTTCCGTACCTTTGCAAGCGTTGAACCAATCCCCGTGGGAATGTTTGACCGGGCGTTTTCTGTAATTGCTTTGTCGTACCCGTTTGTTGACTTGTTTAAGATAGGGTTGCAAAGCGGTTGCAGATATACCAAACGGGAAACATTGACGTTTTACAACGACGTGTTCGATTATTGGGAGGCGCACCCGGACAAAACGCCCCGGATATATTGGAAAGATAGTTTTATAAGAGCGTCCGGGATTGAGCGGGAAACATTGCCCGGTTATTGTGTTCCGAGGAATTATAATTTATTCAACGAAAAATCAAACGAAAATGCAGTATAATAACAAAGATTATAAACCGAAATTGCACGACCGTTGGCGTGCATTAACCGTAAAGAACCCGTATGCAACGCAGTTAGTAACAGCGGCGTATGAGGACAACGGGATTGTTTACGGCGAAAAATGTATTGAGGTACGAAGCAAAAACACGCCGTACCGGGGCGATTTAATGATTTGTTCGTCCGCCAATCCCGTAATTGCGGGATATGAAAGCGGGGTAACGTTGGGGTTGGTTGAGTTGTACGACATTAAGCCCGTCGCCGAGTTTACCCCCGAAGATTGGGAAAATACCCGCATACCGCCCGAAAAACGCAAATCAATAACAAAGGGGTTCGGGTGGTTAATGCGGAACCCCCGCCGGGTTGTTGAGTTCCCAATTAAGGGGCAATTGGGTATCTATAATCTCGTATATACAAAAGGTTGTATTGTCGAATATCCTAAAGTTATGGTATTGGATAAAGAGGCATACAATAAAATAAAAGAAACGTATTAGCTTGTTGTATTATGGTTTAATATTATCTTTGCAAAAAAAAAGATGGAAAATTGGAAGTTTATAAACGCTAATTATGAAGTTTCAGACAAAGGTAATATAAAGTCTGTAAATTATCGGGGAACGGGTAAAAGTGCGATACGAAAGCAATCTATTAGTAAAAACGGATATATGCGGGTAATACTATCAGATAATGGTAAAAACAAAACATATTTCGTTCATAGATTAGTTGCGGCGGCTTTCATTCCTAACCCGGACAATTTGCCGGAAATAGACCATATCGACGGCAACCGAGCCAATAACGATGCAACTAATTTACGTTGGTGTACGAGAAAGCAAAATTTGAATTATCAAAAAGCAATTAATAATAAACGTGAAACCATGAAGAAAGTAAATACATGGTTTAAGAAAACCGGAAAAGATAATCACAATGCAAAACCCGTTTATCAATATGATTTAGAGGGTAATTTTATAAAGAAATGGGATTGCATACATGATGCGCAAAGATGCGGTTTTAATCATGGAAATATTATTAGTTGCTGTAAGGGACGTTTAAAACATTATAAAAAATATATTTGGAGATATGAGTAAAAAACAGGTTGGAATTATCCGCAACAATGGCGACGTACATACGGCGCAAATTGGGTTTCATATCGGACGGGTTGGCGTATCTGTTTACGTCCGGGAATATTGGAAATATAAGAGTTGGTTTATTGTTCCCGGCGTGTCCGTGGATGCGGTCAACGGTTACGACCGTTACGTTGACATTGAGGCGAAAATATTGTTTGTCGGCATTGGCATACGGTTTATATGGATTAAAAGAAAGGTAAAACGATGAAAGCAAAGATTTTATTGTTATCTTTGGCAACGCTTTTGTTGGGGGCGTGTCAAAGCGAGAACGAACCAACAGAAACATTTTATTTACTACAAAAATCCGAGAGCATGGAAGAAAGAAACGAGTTTGTAACGAATACCACGGCGGCAATGATACAGATAAACGCCCCCCGGTATAATTGTGAGATTGTCGAAACCGCATTAGCGGGCGCCGATAGGGTACGAATTTGTGTAAAAGGCGCAAAGGAAGATTTGGACGCATTGTTTGACTATGTAAACGAAGCGGGCAAAGAATGAGAGTAAGGCAACCCGAACCGTTCGACCCAAATAGAGAATACAGCCCCGGCGAACGTTGCGTTTACCGGGGTATGGTATTGATTGCCGAGATATGGACGGCGGCGGATGCACGATTAGCCAACAACAACCCCGCAATATTTACGCAACGTTGCGTTCGATGCAAAATTAAAAGGGAAGATTGCCCCGGAATTGGTAGGCAATGCGATAAATTCCATAGGAGCGACCGGAAAACGATTTATTGGCGTTTGTTGCGTATCGTCGGGGGATTTAAGGGCGTCGAAACATTGGAATTTAATTATAACGGAACAATTGCCGGGGTTAAGATTGAAGCCGCCCCGGATAGTAATAACAAATAAATTTTTAGAGCGATGAACAAACAAGTATTAAGCCCCTTTGATTGCGATATGTGCGCAATGATTGAGGACATAACAAAACAAGAAATTGAGGTTACGGCGTCCGATACCTCAATACGTTTGAGTTGGGCGCAAAATGGAAGCAAGGGAAACGATAAAGCCGAGGGGCAAAGGATTGAGGCGTTAAAACAGGCAATTCGGGGACGATTGGGCGACCGCTTTATTGAGTTCTTTTATGCCGATGGTATGCAGTCGGTTTTTGTGAAGTACGACCCGGAGGAATACCCGGAGGAAATGCGCACCCGATTAATTGACCCGGACACCACGGCGGGAACCCGGTATTGTCGCACCTTGTTAGAGGTTGACGCAATACAATTTAGACGGGACAACGTGGACGCCGTATTAAGATTTACCGGAGGCGGAACGGTTACGACGCCCCGCACCCCGAACGGCAAAGCAATGTTTTCTTTTCCCGATGGCAACGGAATATTCGTTGACGTGCCGGAAAGTTGGTACATTATCCGGGAATTGAACGGACGATTTACCGCACGTCCGGAAAAGGATTTTAAACGAGAATTTGAACCCAAAGGAACCCCCGCCGAGAATTACACGGAGCAACCCGCCCGTCCGGTTGTTGCTCAAATTGCCAATCTGTTTAATGAGTTGTTCGGGAACAAACATTGCGTCCCGTTGCCGGAAAATGGAGGAAGAATTTAACGAGTACAAAGCGGCGGTTAAACACGCATTGCCCGAATTTGACGACCCCGGACGCATGAACGCCGTAATTGATGAATTGGCAGACCTTAACGCAGTTGTATTTCATTCCGCCGCAATATTAGGCATACCACAACAGGAATTGTTGGAAATGGCATACGACAAAGTAAAAGAACGCCAAACAAACCCAATGTATAAACGTGCTTATAATTGCGGACATTGCCGCAACTATATGAATGAGGACGCCGACGGAAACGGACATTGTGCCGTATATAAATGGGGGATAACCTATTTTTCCCCGGTAAACGAATGTGCAGATTTCAAACCATTAAAATAATTTAGAGCGATGAACAAAGAAAAGAGTTTTGCAAAGGAATTGGCGGAATTGATTAACCGCCACAGTATCGACGCCAAATTTGAAACGGCGGACGACATTTTGGCAACCGTGGCGATTGATGCGTTGAACGCATACGCCAAAGCCAAACAGACACAGGAACGCAGAAACAACCCGGAAACCGACGATTGCGATTGCCCGGTGTGTCAAATGCGCCGAGCGTTAGAGGCAAAGAAAGCCGCCCGCCCGGAACCCGGCAAAAAGGAATACAGGAAACCGGAGGCGTTCGACGTTCCAAAGGAAGTGCAAGCAATGGCGGAATTTTTCGGCGAAATGTTCCCCGGAACAACGGTTGAAATACACCGGGTCGAAATGCCACGGCGCAACCCACGGGATAAACGCCGGGGAAAGAACAAACGCAACGGGAAAGGAGGTAACAAATGAACCGACGCACAATTGTAAGAACCGACGCCGAGATTGACGAACAATTGAATATCGCCGCCGACGGCATAAACGACGGTTCCCAATATCCGGGTATGAGTTACGAGGACGGAATACAAGCGTTTGCCGATTGGTTGTTTGGAGATACCAACGATAAACCGTTTGAGGAATAGCAATGCCGGGACATAAGTACATAAACGGAAAACGTGTTTACCAAAAAGACGCCAACGGACGAAATGCACGCACCGCCGAGGTTATCGCCCGCCAACGTCGTAAATGGATAAAACAGGTAAAAGCCGACCCCGAATTGCAAAAGTTGTACGACCCGGAAACGGGAAAGCGTAAAGACGTATAAAGGCTAAAAATCCCCGGAAACAAAAGCCGGGGTTTTGCCGTTTATATACATGAAAGGACAAACCGTTGGCTATGCCCCGGAAAATCCGTAAATTTGCCCCGTGGTTGAAAGATAACCATAAAGACAATAAAAGTATTGAGTTAATAACAAAAGCCTCTTAAAATGGAAATTCCCCGCAAATAACTTGTAAAGGGTAAACACGTTTTAAGGAGGGACGGGATAAGAAAAGACATAGAGCCGGAAAGGAACCAAAGGGGAAAAGGGACAAAGGAACCGAGGAACCAAAAGGACGGAAAAGCAAAAAGGCGCAAAGGTCGATTTTTTACCCCGTTTGAACATTAAAAGAGGTTGAAAAATGGAAAAATTGAAAACGGGTAATAAGAACCGGAAACCCGCCGGATATAACAAGCGTACCGAGGAGCAACGGGCGTATGATATTGCGTATTGTTCCAATCTGTTTTTACGTGGTTATACTTATCGGGAAATAACCGAGGCTTTGAACCGGGATTTGTCCGACCGGGGCGTTGGTTACACAATTACGCTTTCAATGGTTTATTATGATTTACAACAAACCCTTATCGAATGGAAGCGGGAACGGTTGGATAATATCGACGATTACGTTACACAGGAATTGCGCAAATTGGATGCAATGGAGGTGCAAGCATGGGAGGCGTGGGAGGCGTCGAAAACCGGAAAGATGCGCACCAAAGAGAAAACCAACAAGGGGCGACCAATCAAAACCGATGCCGAGGACGGCGACCCGGAATATTACGGGTACAATGAAACCGCAACCGAAACGTCCGCCGGGAACCCCCGGTTTTTAGATTTGCTTTTGAATATCCAACAACGCCGGGCAAAGATGTTAGGGTTTGACGCCCCGGTTAAAATTGAGATACCCGGATATAACGCCACGACCGACGACGACAAACCAAAGTACGACGTTAAGGCAATCCCGGACGATTTATTGTTTGCATTGGCGGACAAACTACAATCCGCCGAATACCAAAAGGCATTAGCCGAGAAAGGAGGGGCGCAATAATGGCAAAGAGAGTAACCGCACCCCGTCCCGGAACGACCCAACCGGAATGGACGAAACACATTTGCGACGATTGCGGGCATGGTAGTTGGGTAAATTCGCACAGTAATTTAGATTGGCAGGGAAAACCGATTTGTTTAACGTGTCCGTTTGAGAAATGGCATATTATCCGGGGGCGCAAAGCGTGTGCCAATTGGACGAAACGAAAGGAGGCAAAGCAATGAACAACGAACAATTATTGCAGATGTACGACGCAATCCGGCAACAACCGGATTTGCTTGTTAAAGCCGCCGCCCGTAAACGCCTTATCAACTTTGCCCGGTATATGCAACCGGATTTAGTATTAGAGCCGTTCCACGTCGTTTATTATACGTTGTTGGATATGTTTGCACACGGCAAAATACGAAAGATGATTGTACAACAACCGCCCCAACATGGCAAATCGGAGGGGTCGAGCCGTAAATTACCCGCATTTATGTTGGGGTTAGACCCCGACCGCAAAATATGTATCGGTTCGTATGCGGCGACAATCGCACGGGATTTTAACCGGGACGTTCAACGAATAATCGACACGCCCCGGTATCGTGAATTATTCCACGGCACGTACTTAAATGGGTCGAACGTCGTAACAATGGCTAATACCTATTTGCGCAATTCCGATGTTATCGAAATGGTCGGGCGTAAGGGGTCGTTGCGTGTCGTCGGTCGTGGCGGTTCGCTGACGTCTAAAACCGTGGACGTTTCGATATTGGACGACGTGTATAAGGATTACGCCGAGGGTAACAGCCCGATAGTACGGGCGGCGGCATGGAAATGGTACACGACCGTTGTGCGCACCCGTTTACACAACGATAGTCAAGAATTGATTGTATTTACCCGTTGGCACGACGACGATTTGATAGGGCGCATTGAAAAGAGCGGCGAAACGATTATTGATGTTAAGTGTTGGGCGGATTTAGAGAACGTAACGCCGGGGGCGTGGGTGCGCATAAATTTTGAGGGATTGAAAACCGGGGAACCGACCGAGATAGACCCACGGGAACCGGGGGCGGCATTATGGGAAAGCCGACACAGTAAGCAAAAGTTGGAAGCGCAAAAAGCATTAGACCCGGTACAATTTCAATGCCTCTATCAAGGCAACCCCGGTTCCGCCGAGGGTCGATTATATCAACCGTTCAAAACATGGGTTGAAAAATCCGATTACGGCACGTACATACGTTCCGGCGCATACATAGATGTTGCCGATGAGGGGGACGACCTTTTGTTTGCCGCCACGTATGACGTTTATAAATCGGACAACATGATTTTCAACGAGAAAACAAAGCGTATGGAACCGTTGTTATTTGCTTTAATTACGGATATGGAAATGACGGACGAAAATACGGACGTTACAACCGTAACCGTTCCGGCAATGATTAACAGGAACGGCACGCAAAAAGTATGGGTTGAGAGTAACAACGGCGGTGCGGGTTACGAAAAGGTTATTAAAAAGAAAATGCGGGCAATGACAGACCCGTTTTATCAAGGCGGCAATAAGGAAAGCCGGATAATTACGGCGTCCGCAATGGTAAATCAAAGTATTATTATGCCGTTCGGTTGGGAAACCCGGTACAAAGCGATTTACGACCATGTTACCACCTTTTTGCGCAATTTCGATGCGAACACGCACGACGACCCGGAGGACGGATTAACCGGGATTTACGAAAAAGAGATTGCCGACGGTAATATACAACCATACGCACACGCAAACCGGGGCGTTAAACGTCGTAACTAACAATTTAATTGAGATATGCAAGTTTATAACGGAAAAAGTTTATAACTTTGCAACGTAGAAGTAATACAGAGGGCAAAGGGACAGCCCAACGAGGTAACAAATGTAATTTTTAACGTTAAAATTTAAAGAGTATGATTACTTGTAAGTGTCCGGCGGCGGCTTCATTGCCCGATATTCCCGCCGTAAAATGCGCCGAAAGTTTCGGGCAAATCCAAAAGGTAGCGTTTCAACGTCTAACCAAAGACGATGGAAGCAAAAACAGTTTTACCAAGGAAAAGGCAATTACTTTGCTTGCATCATGGACGCCGTTATTGTCGGCGGCTGATAGCACAAAAATTGTTGTTTCCCCGTATATCCAAGCCCCGACCAACGAAGCCGGAGCCGCCCGAACCTTTGGCGGCGGTAACGAAACATTGGGAGGCGTTGAGGAAATTATAGGGCGTGAACCGAACCCGTTCACGGGCGTAATGCGTAAAATCCCCCAATCAGTAATTAAGGCAATGAAAGAATTGCAATGCGAAAGTTGGGCGGACAATTTGGGCGTCTATCTGTTTGACGAAAACGGAAGTATTGAGGCAATACAGGATGAAACAACCGCAACAACGTATTATCCTATTCCTATTCGTTCGTTGTTCATTGGCGACAAAACGCATGGCGGATTAGAAGCCCCGGACAGCAACGCAATACAATGGGCGTTTTTGCCTAACTATTCCGACAACCTTGCAATCATTGCCCCGGATTTTAATCCGTTGACGGATTTAAAAGTTGCCGTTGGAGGTTGACGATATGGCGGCGAAAGTACAAAAGGTTGCGTTAATCAATGATACATTGAACGTAACCGAACAATTCGAGATTACGCACGCCGAACGTCTTTTGCGAATGCCTAATAATGGCGGTTGGAGATTGCCGGATAATTCAGACTTTAAATTTGACAAAGACAATGGGATTGGATATAAACGAAATAAAAAAGCGGATAACGGAGCCGAAAAAGCGCAAAACGATAAATAAGGCTATTTATCACCAACAGCGCATTAATTTTCACGCCCGCACCCGTATAACGTCGTTTGACATTTGCCAACCGATAACGGATTTTATGGCATTTGTTTCTAACCTATTGCCGCATGACAAATTTAAGATGTTCAAAACATTGTTCCGTTACCCCGTTAAAACAAACGAGGTAACGGGCGTTTGTTTTGATAAGTTAAGCCGGATTTTTGACGGTCGTAACCCGGCGTTCAATTATCAATTCCAAAACCCGGAACAACGGGACGATTGGGAATATTACCGCCAAGACGTATTACACGAACCGGAAATTTGGAGTACAAAAGGATGGGAGTTTTTCCAAACCGAAATAAATAGCGTTCTAATTGTCGATATGCCGAGCGAACAAAACCCCGCCGACAAATACCCGCAACCGTATTTCTATTGGTTGCCTATTGCATCCGTGATTGATTACAGAGCCAACCCGACGACGGGGGTAATGGATTATATCATATTTAGGCAAGACGGGGAACGTATCGCAGTAATTGACGACGAACGTTATAGGGTATTCAGAGAGGACAAAAACCACAATATCGGCGAATTGCTGATTGATAACCCGCACGACGTCGGTTATTGTCCCGCCCGTTTCTTTTGGAATGAACCGTTGAGTTTATCGGAACCCGACGTTAAGCAATCCCCGCTAACCAAGCAATTGGAGGCGTTGGATTGGTTTTTGTTTTATCATATCAGTAAACGACATTTAGATTTATACGGAGCATATCCGATATATTCCGGTTACGAACAATCATGCGATTTCAGTAACGGCGAAAATGGCGATTATTGCGACGGTGGGTTTTTGAAAGACAAACAAGGGTTTTATAAATTGGATGCCGCCGGGCTTTTGATGCGTTGCCCCAAATGCGGGGATAGTCGCATTAATGGCGTTGGTTCGTTCGTGGAAATACCAATACCGGACGGGGATAAACAACCCGATTTGCGTAACCCGGTGCAAATGCTAACCGTTGACCGTGGGAGTTTGGATTATAACGTTGAGGAAGAAAACCGCCTAAAGAATGACATTATTACGTCGGTTGTTGGAACCAACGAGGAAATAACCACACGGGACGCATTGAACGAGCAACAAATACAGGCGAATTTTGAGAGCCAAAGCACGGTATTAAACCGGGTAAAAAAGGGATTTGAGGCGGCGCAACAATTCGTCGATGAAACCGTTTGCCGTTTGAGGTATGGCGGTTTGTTCGTTTCTGCAAAAGTCAATTACGGCACGGAGTTCTATTTATCCAACGCAACGGAGTTACGGGAACGTTACAAAGTGGCAAAGGAAAGCGGCGCAAGCGAGGCGGAATTAGACGCACTACAAAACCAAATTATCGAAACGGAATACCGGAACAATCCAACCCAATTGCAACGTATGTTGACGTTGGCGGAATTGGAACCGTACCGACATTTAACCCGTAACGAGGTATTGGATTTGTACGGCAAACAGATTATCAGCGAAAACGATATGCGTATAAAGTTGAATTTTGCTAACTTTGTACGCAGATTTGAACGTGAATATTTGAATGTGTTAGAGTTCGGGTATAATATGCCGTTCAACTCTAAGATAAATTTTATAACAAATAAATTTAACGATTACGCAAATGAACACAGTGTTAAGTAGTGAGATTTGGCAGGATATACAAGGATATTCCGGTATATACCAAGTTAGCACATTAGGGCGCATTCGTAGTTTGAAAAAAGGGAAAATCAAACTATTAAAACCTTATATCAATAATATGGGTTATGCCGTTTTATCATTATACGCCAATCATAAACAAAAAACATATCATGTTCATAAATTAGTCGCTGATACATTTTTAGTTAGAATTGACGGCAAAAATTATATAGACCATATCAACGGCATTAAAACAGATAATAGAATTGATAATTTGCGTTGGTGTACGCAAAAAGAGAACATTAATTTTGAATTATCAATTACTAATCGAAAACGTGCAATGCGCAAAACGTGTGGAGTTTCTGTTAATCAATATGATTTAAGCGGCAATTATATTGCTACTTATTCGACATTAACAGACGCTCAAACGATTACGGGAATTGCATATCAAAATATACGTGCGTGTTGTATTGGTAAGTATAAAACAGCCGGAAAGTATATTTGGAAGTTTAACAAATAAAATTAAAGTTATGAGAGTGAAAGTAAGCGAGGGCAAAACTAAAGACGTTGCGATTATCGACGTTACGCCCGAAAATTACATTGTCCCCGACAATGAGAAACATTTGTATCATTGCGTTATCGAAATTAAGAAATTCGACAGCGAAACGGGCAAACGGTTATCAATTCCCCGTATTCAGAAGTTCGGCAAAAAGGGTTATGAAAATAGCATTGCCGACAATCTGAAAAAGCAGGGTTACACGATTACCGTATTGCACGACCCCAACGAGTACATGAAAGCCAAAGCCGAGGCGGACGAAAAGGCAAAGGCAGAAAAAGCCAAAGCCAACGCCGAGAAAGCCGCCGCCGATGCCAAAGCGAAAGCCGAGGCGGACGCCAAAGCCCGTGCCGAGGAAAAGGCAGCATTGAAAGCCGAGATTTTGGCAGAACTGAAAGCGGCGGGAGTTATCCCGGCGGAACCCGCCAAAGAAACCAAAGCCGAGGACAAACCCGGAGCGAAAAAGTAACAGAGTATTAAACAATTAAAAAATACGATTATGGCACAGATTGCACAGCAGGACAATTTGGTTATTGAAGTAACAACAACCGCCGCCGCATTGGATAGCGCAACAAAGAAAAAGTTGATTGAATGTATTGAGGGCGGAACAATTACCGACGTAATTTTGGTAACAAAAGAGGCTGAAAAGAAAATCAGTCATGCACGTGTTGTTGGTTGGTTGGTTGACACAACCGGGGATTCCCCAAAATACACAATTGATATTATTAACGCAAACAGCGGAACAGCAACAGTAATCAAACTTAATTAATTCAAAGGGAAAGAATTATGTTAACGAGAGAAATTTTAGTTGCAAATGCGGCATTAGCCGGATTAACCGACGAACAAATTGCGGCAATTACAACATTGTCCGCCAACGACGAAAATAGCGTTATCTCCAAAAAGACGGGCGAAATTTACGGCGGATTGGATGCCGATATTTTGGCGGCGTCCGGTATCGCAAAGAACGGAACCGAAAAGACGTTTGATTACGCAAAACGTGTGGTCGCCGAGTTCAAAACCAAAGCGGAAAGCGCAAGCGCATTGCAAACCCAAATCGACAGTCTGACGAAAGAAAAGGCACGTTTGGAAAAGGCAATTGCCGACGGTGCGACCGATGCGGAAACGGCAAAGGCGTTGAAACAGGCGAAAGCCGATTTAACGGCGGTAACAACGCAGTTTAACGACCTCAAAAGCAAGTACGATGAAGCCGAAAAGAAATTCCAAACGGAGTTGTTCGGCGTTCGTATCGAGGGTGCATTGCAGACCGCAACCGCCGGGTTGAAATTCAAACCGGGATTGCCCGAAAGCGCAACAAAGGTTTTGTTAGCGCAAGCAATCGACAAAATTAAGGGTATGAACCCCGAATATATCGACGACGGAAAAGGCGGTAAAATCCTTGCTTTTAAGGACGAAAGCGGCGCAATCATGCGCAACCCGAACAATCAGTTGAACCCGTACACCCCCGGCGACCTTTTGACCCGTGAATTGGAAACAATGGGTATTTTGGATAAAGGACGCCAAGCGGCGGGCGGCGGAACCAATCCCCCGGCGGGCGGCGGTGCAGGCGGTAATGTTACCGTTGATATATCCGGCGCAAAAACGAGGGTTGAGGCATACGACGCAATCGCCAACACTTTGCAACAACAAGGTTTGCAGATTGGAACGGCTGAATTTGACGCCGGAATGAAACAGGCATGGCAGGACAACAATATTGCCGCATTACCGGAAAAGTAAAAGACAACACGGGTAAAGGGTAAACCCGCATTTATAAACAATTTAATTTTTTAAACAATGAGTTTAATTGCAACAAGAGTACAGAATTGGCGGATAGAGAACCCGGAGTTAGACCGTAATATGTTCCGCCCGTGTGAGTACGGCGCATTGGATTTCTTTATTGAGCAAACCAACGCCCCCAACTCAATCATTAGCCCTAATTTGAGAGATAGGGCGTTAGTAAGTATCGGCAACACGGTACAAGTTCCGGTTATCAATTATGACGAAAACGTACAAGTTAGCAACGTGCGTTCATGCGTTATTGCTGATAATGAAAATACGTCCGCATTGGTAACGCTTGTTTGGGCTACTTATGCAATCGGGTTTACAATGGTTCCGGCGGCATACTCAAACAATGAGATTTCGTACCAACACGATTTTATGCGTAAAATGGAGAAAACAACCCGTGCGTTGGCGGATGCTTTGGATAAAGGAGCCGTTGCCGCATTGGAAGCGAACAAAACGCAGGTTTTCAAAACTTTGCTCAACTACAAGCAGACCGGAAACGTGGTACAAGTTCCAACCCAAATGGCAACCGAGATTTTGGGCGACATTAACCCAATCATGCGGGCGAATTGTTACCCGGAATATATCCACCTTATCGCAAATGCGGGGGTTGATAGCCTAATTCGCAAGTTGGCGCAACATGGCGTTTACAACGACGTTAATAAGCGCATGGAGTACGATAACAAGGTATTGCATTATACCAACAATGTAACCGATGAAGATGGCAAAATGGGAACAATGTTTGCCGTTGCCGATGGAAACGTTGGTATCTTAACCCGTGTTGACCGTGAGGCATACCGCCGCACCCGTGCGAATTTCCACGAATGGGATATTGTACGTTTGCCGTACATTGATTTGCCCGTTGGTTCGCATTATTATACCGCCGTGGGCGACCAATCGGCGATTATGGGCGACGCAACCGCCGATTTGACGTGTGCGGTTAAGGAGTATTTCGGATTTAGCGTTGATGTTGCCTACATGGTAGCATATAACAGCAAACCGGACACCGTGGCAAATCCGATTATCAAAGCCGAGATTGCAGCACGCAACCAGAACGAACCGTTAGGAATGCCCGTATATGTAACCAACGCCGGGGAATTTCCCGCCGGGGGTGCAGGCGCATAAGCTGGAAAATGGAACAATTATTTAACCGAGGGGACGGGGTTGTTATCCCCGCCCCCTTATTTATTTCAAACGCAGATGTACAGATTACAAGAAATACAGGACGCATTATTGCACGTCGTCGGGTGGGAACAATCATACGACCCGGCAAAGGCGATAGACGACAATTTAACGCAGACGGAAAGCGGTTTGACGTTTCAAGGTGCGCACCCCCTTGTTACTTTGGATAATGTCCGGGCAATCGTCCCGGATGATTTCGTTTTTCAATATCCGGTTTGGAATATGATAAGGGAATACAAAGCCGGGGCAAAGGTTCGCCACAACAACAAAGTTTGGATTGCGGCACGGGACAACCAAAACGAGGAACCGACCGAAAGCGATTTTAACGACGATTACAACGACGATTACGGCAATCCATATTGGCAACCGTACAATTTCATTTCCGACTATGTGGAGAGGTTGACCCGTAACGGTATTGCGCAAATGGTACAAACATTCACGCAAATAAAGGGATTGGATAAGGAAACAAAGAACCTGTTGGAACGGCGCACGTTTTTTGACGGTGCGGGACGTATCCGGGCGACGTTGCCGAATAATCATAAATTAGTCGGGTTTGAAATTGTCCCGGTTCGTTCTATGGGCGTAACAATGAAAATCGAGCAAATCGGGTTGCAAATGACGGGCGCAACCGGGGTTGTTCGTATGTATCTTTTCCATTCGTCCCAAATTGACCCGATAAAGACGTTTGATTTGAATTTTACGCAGACAAACGGCGGTTTTCAATGGTTCCCGTTGAAAGATTGTTATTTGCCGTATATCAGTACCGGAAACAACGCCGGGGGGTCGTGGTTCCTTTGTTACAACCAAAACGATTTGCCCGCCGGGATGCAGGCAATTAACATGACAAAGGATTGGAGCCGTGAGCCGTGCGGAACGTGTACGGGTTACGTTGATTTGGAGCGTTGGCGGGAAATAACCAAGTATTTACAGGTATCCCCGTTTATGATGAACGCCCCGGAAACATTCGACGAATACCCGGAGTTGTGGGATATTGCGTTGACGATGTACACCAATACGCAGAATTACGGGTTGAATTGCGAAATAACCGTTGGTTGCGACCTAACGGATTTTATCATTAAGGAAAGGCAGATTTTCCAAACGGTTATCCAACGACAGGTCGCCGCAATCATGTTGCGCACGTTGGCAATGAACCCCGATGTTAAGGTAAACCGGAACCAAGTAAACGCAAGCCGGATGGAAATTCTTTACGAGTTGGACGGCAACGTTGAGGGTCGCCCCGGCGGTTTGGGTTATGACCTTAAAAAAGCATACGAGGCGTTGCGGTTGGATACGCAGGGTATCGACCGTATTTGCCTTACTTGTAATAACCACGGCGTAAAATACCGGACAACGTAAGATTATGGCGGGGTTAAAGTCAATACAGGATTTACGCAACCGGGTTGCCACGTTCAACAACGGGTTATCGTCCGGCGCATACATTCAACAAATCATTTGGGACAATGACGCCTATATTGTTGATATGAACGCCGAGGAACAATTGTTTGAACAGGGTATTAACCGTTTGGGCGTGGATATTATGGATTACGCCCCGTATTCGCCGTTGACGATAGCCATAAAGGAGGAAAAGGGACAACCGACAAACCGGGTAACGTTACGGGATACCGGGGATTTTGAAGCGTCGTTTTTTTTGGAAGTCGGCGACAAACAGTTTGAAATAAAAGCGTCGGATTTCAAAACGGAGGACTTAATAAAAAAGTACGGGCGGCAAATATTGGGATTGACGGACGAAAATATTGCGGCGTTGATTTGGCAATATATATTCCCGGACTTAATGAAGAAAGCAAAAAACGTATTATATGGCAACGAATAAGAGAATAACCCCTATAATTCCCAACCCGGTTTTAATCGACCGGGTTTTGGGGAACATACAAACCGGGTTAATGGATAACGTCGATTGGTTGGACGTCGCATTTGGGCGGGCGCAACGTATCGCCAAAGTGATACAGGGCAAACGCTATTATACCCCGAACGTATATGCGGGCGGGACGGAATGGAGAGGCAACAACGATTATATCGACGTTTCCCCGGATGCCAATATTGGCAATTTTTCGTTCTTTTGGATAGACGACCCGCAAACGGTCGGTTGGGTTCCCAAAGAGCAAAGCGAGATTAAAGCCCCGTTTTCCCTTATTGTTTGGTTCGATTTGCGAAAGGTTTACCCCGGTGAACTCAACAACCGGAATACCGAGGCATTGAAGAACGAAATATTAACCGTCCTTAATGGCGGTTTTTGGCTGAAAGACGGGACGATTGTAATAAACCGGATTTATGAGTTGGCGGAAAACGTGTACCGTGGGTTTACGTTGGACGAAATAGATAATCAATTTTTAATGCACCCGTTCGGCGGTTTTCGCTTTGAGGGTGTATTGTCAGTTAATCAACCTTGTAACATTTAACGATATGGTAACTTTCATTATTTGGGTTTTGGTCGTGGCAACCGTGGCGGCGTTCCTGTTGACCCTGTTAAAAAAGTGGGGCGTTATTGAGTACGTCCAAGTTCACGGCAACGACTTTTTTGTTAAGATGTTCAATTGCGGCTTTTGCTTATCATGGTGGGCGGGGGTCGTTTTGTCCGTCCTGTTTGCTATATGCACCGGGAACCCGGCATTGTTATTGGTTCCCTTTTGTTCAACCATGATAACACGTTATTTGCTATGAAAACGGTTAAGATAGGGGAATACACGGTTGAGATATACGACGCAATCGACGAATTACCAATGTTGCGTTTCCATAAATACAATAAAATGTTGTTAGTTGATGCCGGGATTGGTTCGGATTTACAGGATTTCGACACGCATATTGAAAAGGCAATGAGATACGCCCGGAGCAAAACCCCGGAATTGGCGGCAATCGAATTGGATAATATGCGGCAAAACGTGTATTTCATTCAAACCGGAATAAGCCCAAAGCATTTGGCGTTTGCCGTGTTGGTTAAATCAATCGACGGGGAACCGTACAACGATTTATCCGACGATGGGTTGCAAAAGGTCGTCGATATGTTCGGCGATGTTCCCGTTAAAGAGTTGACCGCCCAAATGGAAGCGGTCAAAAAAAAAATAGATGAAGAATTGCAAATGTATTTCCCCCGGTTGTTCGACGATGCGACGGTTAAAGAGTATTACGACGAATTGCGCAACCGCACAATGTTAATGTTGGATGCCATTATAAACGGCGATACAGAGGACAAACGGGCGGAAATTGATAAAATAACGACGATGTTGTTGTTGTACAATCGCCCGGTTGTTTTTAGTGGTTCCGATAACATGGAAATTCAGTACGATAAACAGTTTGAAAATATGTGTTTAACCATATCCCAACATTTGCACGTACCGGAGCCAAAGAAATACACCGTTTTAGAGTATTACAACGCATTTGAGCGGATAAAGGAGTTGTTGAAACCAACCAAAAATAAAAACGGCGTCAAATAAGGCGATTTGCGGCGTTGTTTTTCTTTGGTTGATTAACTACATGGAAAAGAAAAGATAATTTAATACGGGGCAGATTGCCCGCAAATAACGTTAAGTATGGCAGATAATAACAACCCTATAAAATATAGCGACCTTGTAAGCCCGGACGATTCGATT